AAGCACGATTACTTCACGTCGGCTCTAGCAAATCCTCAAAAGGGAACGGCTCTTCAAATTCCAGCTAGCAGCGCACTTGTAACGCTTAAAGGTTCCGCACCCTACCCTCAGCAACTTTACAAACAAACTGCAACCGGTGCTGTGCCCGGTGCAATCTCAAATATCAATACTTCAGCGCCAGGCGCTTCTTATATGGCTGCCGGCGGTATCGCCGTTACTATGGATCCTCAGGGATCACTCGAAGTAGGCCTTCAAGCCGCTATGGGTACTATCAATGAACTAAGAACCGCCTTCCAATTACAAACCCTTCTTGAACGCGACAATCGCGGAGGAACCCGTTACAATGAACTCATATATTCACACTTTAAAGTCACGATTCCAGACTATCGTTTACAACGAACTGAGTATCTTGGCGGTGGTCTTATTAATATTAATACTTCTGCCGTTCCTAATACTGGTACAGATCTGGCTGACCTTGGCGCATTCGCTACGGCGTCTTCTGCATCTTCATCCATCGGTTTCACACACTCGTTCCAAGAACACGGATATATAATCGGCTTGGCCGTAGCCACAGCCGATATCACCTATCAACAGGGTATTAACAAATTATGGTCAAGAAGAACACGTTATGACTTCTTCTGGCCTGAACTACAACAACTCGGCGAACAAGCAATCTTAAATCAAGAGATTTATTACCAAGGTACTTCAGACGACACTACTGTATGGGCTTATGCAGAACGCTACGCCGAATACAAATTCAAACCTTCTGAAATTCATGGTGAATTCAGATCTCAATTCTCTACTCCTCTCGATATGTGGCATTTAGCTCAAGAATTCTCTTCTCTTCCTGCATTCAATTCAGGATTCTTAGAATCCGCTACTCCTATCGACCGGGTACTTACTTCAACAACAAACGACGCTTTAAAAGCAGATTATTTTTTCAAATATAATCACACGCGTCCTATGATGGCCCATCCAATTCCTGCTGGCCTAGGGCGGTTCTAATGATAGAATTCGCCGCTCCACTAATGGGCGCCTTAATTGGCGCCTCCGGGCAACAAGAAGCCAACCGTACGAATAGAGATATCTCCCGTGAAACTAACGCTCAAGCCGTTTCCGAAGCCGCAATAAATCGCGGCTTCCAACGTGACGAACGTCAACGCACCCAAGATTATAACTCTCTCGAAGCGCAAACAAATCGTGCGTTTCAAGAACGCATGTCTTCTACCGCCAAACAGAGAGAGGTCGCTGATCTCAAGGCGGCCGGTCTAAATCCTGTTCTGGCTGCTAATTCTGGCGCTTCAACACCCGGCGGGGCCGCCGGGTCTTCTAGCCCGCAGTCCGGCTCTGTTCCAAATCTTAACACACCTCGTGTTGAAAACGTCATGAATGGTATCGCCAATTCGGCTATGCAAGCCGTTCAAATGTACCAACAACTTAAAATGAATGACGCTCAAATCAAACTTATGGACGCGCAAGAAAAGCAAGCCCGGACTCAAGCTCACGTATCTTCTAAGGATATTCCTAAAGCAGACTTCATGAACGATGTATATGACATCGTTCGCCCTGTTATTAAAGACGCCAAAGATTATTGGAATCCTCCATCTTCTGGCAAAAAACAAAAAACAATTCAACTAAAGGCAGATTAATGAAAAAAGAAATCTATACCCGTTCTAACGGCTCCATTGGAGTAAGATACAGCAGCACGCAACCTTCCTCAACAAACGTAAACTTTCAAGACGAAGTCGACGTCAACAATATCATCGATAGGTTTCTATCGACAGGTCAACTCACACACGTTTCATCTCAACCTATGGAATACGTTGACCATACAAACGCTCCTACTGATCTCCTCTCTGCTAAAAGCTTCATCCAACAACAAACAGAGATTTATTCATCTCTAAACAAAAAAACCAAAAATAAATTCCCAACTCTTGAATCCTTCTTAGAGTTCGCAGAAAATCCTGAGAACCAAGAAGAACTCAAAACTATCCTAGGGACCAAAAAAACGACGATTCAAACGACGATAAATGATCCCGTACAGGTAGCACCTTCCTCAACTCCTACACCAAACAACTAAAACTAATCCCGAGTTTACTCGGGATTCAAGGCGAAGCCGCCTATTCCTATAAGCCTGATAAAAATTAATGCCAGCAACTGCTGGCATGGTTTTTACTTAAGGCTCTTCCTCCATTAGAGAACTAATAAAGTTCTCTAATTCTTCATCTAATTCATAATCAATATTTAACTTTGTTAAAATATCCAAAAACTCTTCAAAAGAATTTGTATTAAAAAATTCTTTAAACTGACTAAAACTAATTAAAATTTTCATAAAAGCTCCTTTGTTGGGTTATACCATAGGGAGACCCAATAAAGGTGCTTGTTGAAATCAACAAACAACCAAGGGTCTGAAGCGATAGCGGCAATGATCCAGGGAAAGAATATTTCCCTCTCACGAGAGGATTCTAAGGAGACAACGTACTCCTTAGCTTGACAAAGCTACACAACTCTCCAAATTACCAAAACAACAAACTAAGTACGCGCCGATAGGCGGACCGATTCACGGAAAGCGACGCCGTACTAAACTCAGATGAGGAGTCATTATGTTACACGAAGTTTACGCAATCAGAGATTCAAAAGCAGAAATGTTTCACCCACCATTTCTACAAAAAGCAAAAGGCGAAGCCGAACGCACGTTCAAACAGCTCGCAAACGATCCACAAACGTCTGTAGGGAGTTTTCCCGAAGATTACGACCTTTACTATGTCGGAAAATTTGACGACAACAGCGGCCTTTATAGCCTCTTAGATTCGCCAAAGCATCAACTCAAAGCAATCAACGTTTTAACTCCAAAAAACTAGAGTTATCCACAATTGGGCACATGGTCCTCTCGTTGTATATGTGCCCACTGGAGAATCGCTTAAACATTAAGCATTCTCCAAAATAGACTTTACACCCGGAGAAATCCGGGTAAGTCTTAAAAAACAGGAGATCAAATGAAAAGACGTCCTATCAAAAAAACAGCCTCAAAACGAATATTCAGAAATACTTCAGCACCTCATCCTTTAAACTCAGTAAGAACTACAGTTAAACGCGGCGGTATACGCCTAGCCGGCAACTAAAAAAAAAGGCCAAATGCAGATGAGATGCACTCGACCTTTAACCGTTGGATTTAATTCCGATGGTAAGACCCTTTCATGGTCTCCTACAAAACATAGCAAAGAATTTGCTACGTTTCAACTTCCATGTGGCAAATGTCCATCATGTCGCCTCATTCAAGCTCGAGAAAAATCTATACGATGCGTACATGAAGCATCACTTTACAAAAAAAATAGTTTCATTACATTAACTTATGATGATAAACACTTAGAATCAGAGAGATTAATCTATGCCCATGCCCAAAAATTCATACGAGATATTAGATATCGCTTCCCTGAAAACCCGATTCCTACGGTTATTACTGGCGAATATGGCGGAAAAAACAAAAGACCGCACTTCCATATCTTACTCTTCAATTTTGCACCTAATGACCAGAAAGAACATAAGAAAAATAAACAGGGAGATTGGCTTTATTCATCGCCTATCATCGATCAAATCTGGGGTCGAAATGACCCGAATAAGTCACCGAGTCTTGTCGGACCTGTTAACCTCTCTTCAGCGGGATACGTATGCCGCTACCAGCTTAAAAAACAAGAACACAAAGAGCAAGCCGACCTTTTCAAACCAATAGTCAGATACTCCTCTAAGTACGCAATAGGCAAAGCCTGGATTGAAAAAAACTGGCAAGAAACCTTTAGAAAAGGTTACGTCCAAGTGAATACTTCAGAAAAATGTAAAATACCTCGTTATTACGAAAACTGGTTAAAAAAATATCGTCCAGACGATTACGAAATGTATATTTGCGATACAAAACTTCGCATTATTAGAAAATTTCGCAAAATCGCAGACAAAGAAGAACTCGCTCAACGCCTTCGCGACTTCAAACGTTCTCAAGCCAAAGGCTACAGAATGACGAAAGAAAAAACACAAAATCAAATGCGAGAAGAAATTCTCGCGCAAAAAACTGAGTTAATTAAAACTCAAGAAATATAGGAGAACACATGTCCGTCGGTAACAGAAAATCGCAAAGTTTCTTTGCACAAACTCCCGAAATAAATATTCAACGATCTAGCTTCGATCGAAGCTTTACAATCAAAGATACATTTAATTTCGATGAACTAACACCAATGTTCTTAGATGAAGTACTCCCAGGAGATACTATCAATCTAAACCTTCACACACTTATCCGACTACAAACACAAGTTGTTCCAATCATGGACAACATGTACACAAAATTCTTTTTCTTCTATTGTCCTTCACGTCTCTTATGGGACAACTTTACAAAAATGATGGGCGAACGCTTGAACCCATCTGATTCAATAAACTTCACTGTCCCGCAAATATCTCTTCCCGATGTCGGCGTAACCGTAGGTTCACTAGCCGAAAAATTAGGCTTTAACGTTAACATCGGATCATCCCTTCAAACTACTACTGCACTTCCATTTCGGATGTATAATAAAATCTGGAACGAATGGTTCCGCTCATCCGAATTACAAGATCAAATCGTTGTCGATTTAGACAACGGCCCTGACGATTACGCAGATTATTCTATTAAAAAAATAAACAAGAAGCACGATTACTTCACGTCGGCTCTAGCAAATCCTCAAAAGGGAACGGCTCTTCAAATTCCAGCTAGCAGCGCACTTGTAACGCTTAAAGGTTCCGCACCCTACCCTCAGCAACTTTACAAACAAA